AAAAAAAAAAAAAAAAAAAAAAAAAAAAAAAAAAAAAAAAAAAAAAAAAAAAAAAAAAAAAAAAAAAAAAAAAAAAAAAAAAAAAAAAAAAAAATTCGCACAAAAAGACCGCCACCAGCAACCCCGGAACAGAGCCGGGACAGCCGATGGCGGCGATTTCATAGTCGATAGTCGATAGTCGTTAGTCGTTTTCTTCGTCAGAGTCGTTGGCAGAGTCGATAAGGTAACGCTGACGGATAGAGTCGGGGTCATAGTTGTCTTGCTGGACGTTGGGAGTCACTACATACTCGGTCTTGTCTTGGTAGCCAAAGTTGTTCTTCGCAAGGAAAATCGCTGTGACAGGGTTAATTTTTCCGTTGGTAGCGTAGTTTTCCCACAAATTTTCGAGCAAAAAGTATGCTTTTTTTATAATGTCGGTCACGCTCTGCGGCAACGTGCAATAGTTCCCACGTCCACCCAAAGGTTGGTCGTGTGTAACAGCCCATAGTTGCTGTCTACTCCAACCCAATGCCATTGCCATACCAGCAACAGTAGGTTTCACATCATGCTTGGCATACAAAGCAAAATACTCATTGAGTCGTTCTGTCACAGCTTCTTCATCGTGCATATCAATTTTCTCCATATTGAAAAGCTCCATGTTGAGCTGTAGAAACTTCGTATTGTCTCCGGGTTCAAGGTCATACCCATTCATGCCAATGACAGGAGAGTTGCCACCTCTCGGCTTCTTCTTTATCACCTGTACACCCTCATTCTGAGGAGCGTCTTTCTTACTTGCCATAGTCGTTTACCTCCTTGGAGAGTCCTCTTTTCGAGCCAGTTTCCGCCCCGGAGAGTCCTCTTATTCTTGTTCTTCTTGAGTAGTTGAAGTAGTTAAAAATCGACTTTTGCGTGTAACTTTTACTATATAGCCCTCTTATAAGGGGACTTTTACGCAAAAACTAAAGTTTAACTACTTTAACTACTTCATCGTAAAAAGTCGAAAAGATTATTTTTCAATCCGATTTGTGTTATTTTCCAAATGTCGTTTAGGATTATTTTTCAATCCTTTTCGGATAATTTGACATTTTCGAGCATAAATGCCACCAGCATACCTGTTTTCATTCTCCAACTTGCAAGCCAAGAGAGGAGAGTTCCGTCCAGTATGTGAGAGACGATTTCGTTCGGATTGATGTCCTCAAGCATACCTTGAATCTCTGTCAGCATTTTCTTTTCCATGTCAAACAGACCCAATTTATCTGCGGTTTTTCTCAGTTCTGCTTCCTGTGACGAACTGAGTCCTGCCACATATTTGTGTTCATTATCTTTCACCTGTATTCCTCCAATTCTCTGTGAATATGTCATAGCCGTCCTCAGAGTTCGAGAGGTTTCATATCACTCGTCCTCCATCGAAATGCCAAGCAGAGCTTTGAGCTGTCTCCATATCCGAAGCTGTCTGCGCTCGATACGCTCATTGGAATAGTTGAGGAGCGTGAGCTGATTCAGAATCTTCTCGGTGTCCTCATGCCTAACCCGGTCTACCAATCGCACCAGCTCATTTCTCGCAGTGTCACGAGACTTCGAGTCTTTGTAAGAGACGGAAGGAGCGTTGCCGCTTTTAAGGTGTACGGTCAGACGGTAAGGGTACTCGCCGGAGGTAGAGTCAATCGCTTCGATGTACTCCACGTCCTCTGCATTGAAGTGAAAATATTTGCTCCATGCAATCATGCCGCCACCTCCTACAGTTCTTTGCTGATATTCAGCAGTTCTTCACGAATGAGGGTGATTCTTCGCTTGATGGACTCTTTACAGTCTTCTCTTGAAACCTCATATCCGGCAGAGGGAGAGTAGCCCTTCTTTTCCTTCGCTTTGTAATAGGTATCAACGGAAGACTCAAGACCTTCCGTCATGACCGCTACCATGTGCATACGCTCAGTTGTTTTCACTGTTATTGCCCTCCTTCAAGAATACTGTCTTACAACAGGCAAGCCATACAGGAGGTTGAGTCCGTCCGCTTAGAACGGAGAGCCATACTCTCCCAAACAGCAAAGCCTTGATTCTCTCTTTCCATGTGAGCCGCCAACAACTGATACACTCTCGACCATCGTTGTACACCCACAGAGAGGAACATTCTTCGTCCGTCATGGACTCCGGCTTCAACAGGTTTTTGTTTGCCTGTTCAAATTTAATGGGTTTCATAACGCACCTACTTTCTTGAAAATTTCGAGCAGTTTCGGGAACTGGATAGCAACCCAATCGACAACTGTTTCTTCCTGCCCGAAGTTTTTATGTTCCCAATTCTCAGCCAGCCCGGACTCGAACATGAACGCATGAACAATCTCGTGGCGGAGACATTTTTTCTGATACTCCGCAAAGTTTTCAAGCTCAATGTTTTCCGTAGTAACCACGATTTTCTTTGAAGACTTGTCACAGTAGCCGTCACATTCACGGAGAAACTTGTCCTCTGAGGGTGACTTATAGTATATGGAATACTTTGTCCCAAGGATATTCACAGTCATTACAGCACCTCCTTGAGCTTGAGTCCCCAATAAATCATGAAACCGCTGGAAGTCGATTTTCTATCGAACCATTCCGGGTGTCGTTCCATTTCGGAGTTGAACTTACGAGCAGAGAGGACGTAAGCACCTTCGGACTTCGCCCACAGCTTGAAAGCATTGTATAAATCCTTTGCCTTAATGAGAGTACGCTTGTTCTTCTCACCGTAAGGATTGCTCTCGTCTTCGGGAACACGCACACAGCGGCTTTCGAGGAACTGCAACACGAGGTCGTTGTCTCGTTCGTACTTGGTAACAACAGTCTTGAGGGAGTCTGACATTTTCAGTCCCATTTCCTTATACTTGATATAGCCACGAACAAGCCACATGAAGATACCGCTCATTGCTTCCTGTGAGGTAAGCTCGTCCTTGAGGTGGGTGTCCTGTTCCTCCGGGGTGAAGTGACGATTGAACTCGATAACCTTGATACGCTCGGAAGCGAACAAGGACTTGTCCGTAACCATCGGGAGGTCATTACAGGAAAGCCAAAGGGTGAACTGCGGCTTGTAGGTGATAGCCGACTGGTACAGCGCACGAGCTGAGATTTCTTCACCGCCTGTGAGCTGTTTAATTTTCTCCTCGTCCAGCTTGCCATACTCGTTCGACTCGGACATAGTGACAAAGCGTTTGCCCTTGAGTCCGGCGAGAGTAGGAGAAGCGGCTTCTGCGTCCTTCTGCCTGTCACCACGGCAAATCATACCGACAGGGGCAACCTTCGCATAGTCACCGAGCATGGTTTCGATGGTGTTGAGAAGGGTGGACTTACCGTTTCGAGTCGTTTTGCCGTGAAGAATGAACATACACTCCTCGTTGCTCATTCCGAGAATGGAGTAACCCAAAGCTCTTTGCAGGAAGTCAGCCTTGTCGGTTTCTCCCTGCGTAACCTCGTCAATGAACTTCTCCCAACGCTCACAGCGAACGTCCCTGCGGACAGTGTGGCGGAAATTTGTCTGCATGGTAAGAAAATCGTCCCATCGTGCTTCCCGGAAGGAGAAGTCTTCGAGAGAGTATGTACCATTCAGACAGTTAATGAGGTAGGGGTTGGAGTCGAACTGAGTGGCAGAGATACGGAGTTCTCCTGTTGCGTCCTTGAGGATTCTGTCTCTCATTCTCCTGTCACCCATTTTGTTGACAAAAGCAGTGTAGGACTTTCGGGTTTCATCGTCAGTGATTTCTCCGCAGTAGAGAATCATGAGTCGCACAAAGTCCTTGATTTTCTCGGAAACGAGGATTGCACCCTCGTCCTTGCGCCACGCACCCTCGAAGTAGGTGTACCAGCTCTTATGCTCGGTACAGTATCGGGCTTCCTTGTTGTAGAGCATACCGAACAGGTTTGCCATACCTATTTCAGACCACTCAAAGCCGGAGGAAGTCTCGTCAGCTTTCTCCGGGTGGTAGGACTTGATGATATACATTTTCTCCGACAGGTCTTCGTCCATAATGACTCTACCGTTTCGAAGTTCGAAAAGTTCTCTATCACTTACCACGTTTTTCACCTCCCATTGCTGTGATAGCGCATTTCTGTTTGTCCTCGACCCACCATGCACAATGAGATTCAAGGCAGTAGACAGGTTGAGTTCCTATTTTGACTGTTCCGTCCTCCTCGACTACCGTATTTGTAGTGAGGAAAGGGCAGATAATTTCATTCATCGGTATTACCTCCTGTGATGTATTCGTGGATAATCTTAGTGCCACGTCCTTTGCACTTGGTATAGGGACGAATATACACGACCTTGCCGGACTTATAGTGTCTCATGTGACCTCGAACATCGAACTCGTGTTGAGGTTTTGCACCCTTGCCAGTAGGTGTAGCAGGAGCGTGTTCGCAGGAGATATAAGCCTTGAGCTTTCTGTAAATCAGTTCGTCTGAATCGGAATTGCTCTCCACATTCAGTCTGTGCTTCCCGGAGCTTTCCACGAATACTCGGTCAGCATACAGAATGGAGTAGGCAACCGTCATACTTACCGTCACAGTCATAAGTGCTACTTCCTTGAGCCACTGTTCCTTCCCTCGCTGGAGAGCTTTCACCTTATAGGAGGTAGCCCAATCGAAGGAAACAGGGTCGAAGTCCTTCATGGTACAGCTTACGACACCTACGCACCTGTGACGGTAAAAGACGGTGCATTTGAAAACATGATAGCCGAGGTGTGCTTCAATGATGGTGTCAATCTCGTATGTCTCTCCGGGATTGATGTTCTCGAAAACATAATGAATTTTGTGTAAAGGGAACTTGTCTTGAGTGGCAATATTGAAACTTGCCGCCAAATATCCCTTCTTTTCTGTGAGCAGAGCCAGCCTATCAAACTCAGCACGATTGATTCTGATTACGTTTTCAATCATTTAGAACACCTCCGTTCGTTTTAGATTACTTTCCGCAAGGGTCGTTGCAGATAATTCGCCCACTCTTACACTTTGGTACGAGCATGAACCACAGGTCAGCGTTTACGCAGTAGACCATCTGCTGAACCAGCTCCCGGATTTCCCACTGCGCTCTGCGGCACAGACGCTCGTTGCTCATGTGAATAAGCTCTCTCAGATTACAGGACAGGTAGAGAGAGGTTTCACAGGCATTGGGGAGAACATAACGAGCGTCCTCATTCGGGACACCGCTTTTCTGATACTCCTCATACCAGTCCTTGATGTCCTCCATGTCATTTGCGAAACGTCCTTCGTCAACAGTGGAAGGTGTCACAAAACCGAAACCGTCCTCGGAGCAGTAACGCTGACTGCGCTGAGTGAAGCTACAGTGGCGGTGTCTCACAAGCTGGTGAGAACAGGCACGAGAGATACCCTCGATTTTGAACGTGAAGTAGATATGCTCGAAGACACTGTGGTGTCCGTTGCGGTACAGGTGCTTCACAAGTCCGAGAGGGTTCTTAGGGTCACTGTCGTAGCAAATGCTGGCAATCTGAGCAATGGTCTCAATGGGGTTTGGGGTAGCTTGGATAAGAGTAACTTTCATTGGATTTTTCCTCCTTCGTTTTTCTGTTGATACTGCAATAGCAGACCGACTTGCAGTACCTTCTGAGTGCAACTCTGCACGTTTGATTATTGGGGCAGGAGCGGCACAGACACCGCTTCCTGCATTGCTCACACTTGTTCAAGGCTATTTCATCACCTTATCTAAAAGTTGCTCGTACAAAGCCTTGTACAAATTTCTTTCGACCTCTGCTTCCGAAACAGCTTTTGGAACTTCGGTTTCTTGAGTCCCCCCCCCCGACAACGGCAGGGGCTTCAATACCGAGAGAATGAAGCAGAGCCTTGTCTATGGCTTTCATTTCAGAAGTGGTACAGGAGCGAATAAAATCGCTCAGACGTTCCTTCGAAACGGTCTGAATGTTCTCGCACAGGGCGGTCGAAGGAACTCTCGCAATCACCTCAACGTGGGTCGGTAGGGCTTTCTTATCCTGTGAGGTGAGGAACACAACTTCCACGTTGGGAGAGTGCTTGTTCGCAAGGTCATTGGACACGATGATACCCGGTCTCCCGGATTTCTGTTCAGAGCCAACGTAACTGCCCTGCATTATGTAGAAGATGTCACCACGATAGATTTCGGGTGTAGGGTTGTTGTATGCCATAATTGACCTCCTAAGTCTTTTTTAGATAATTTCTTATCTCTTGATGATTAGATAATAACACGAAAAGGATTAGTTGTCAACCCTTTTGCGAAAATATTTTATCCTTTTCGTGTTACTTATCGTCTTTTGCGTTTGAGTGCTTTTCGCACACTTTCGGAGCGTTGCTCATACAGATTGTTGTAGGCTTGTCGTTGCTCAGAAATGATTTTCTTCTGCTCGTCCCACAGTTTCTTTTCCATGAGATATTCGGGACAGTTCGAGTGGCAACCGGGGTATCTTTTAGGAGCAACGCACCCTTTACAACATTTGATACCTGTAATCATCGTTTGTACCTTGTGACACTGTTGCAGATTGTTCTAATCTCAGCTCTATCGAGCGGAGGGTCACAGGCAACAGTGTTTGCATACAGAAGTTCTTCGTAAATCTGTTGTTTGCTGTACCCTTGATTGTGAAGCATACCAGCAAGTGAGGTCAGACAAATATTGCGGCTTCCGTCCGGGATTCTCGGATAGACAGGTCTGAGCTTTATACGGTTGTTCTCCGGCATTTCCCATATAGGAGAGTAGATACGACCACCGTAAACGGAGGTTTCTTTCTCCTGTCGGGTCTCCGGAAAGTATTTCTCAACCACATAGTCAATCGCTTCTTGGTTCTCCTCGATTTCCCTGTAGAGGAGAGTGTCACCTGTCATGATGAAATATCGAGCGGATTTGTATATTTCCACCCCTGCGAGGTTATTTTTACCTTTGAAGGGAAGTGTACCTCTCAGAATAATGTGGAAACCTCTGCCGCTCTTTGACTTCTCAGTGTAGCTTTCGCAATGTCCGATGATGTCAGCGGCAAGCGGTGTCATGAACCCTTCTTCGTCAAACCCGGTGTCGATGTCTATAGCAACGAAACCGTTGTCAGCGAAAACAAATCCGCAGTAGTCGTAGAACCCCTTCGACACAGCTTCATTCGCCATGTCGAAGGTAGCCCACGTCTGAGGGTTGGTGGAGGAAGCACAAGGGTTCTCGTCCTCAAATGCTTTCATAGGAACTTTGCTGTCACTACGAGTACAGACCCACTGATTCAGTTCTTTGAGTTCATTGGGAATGTTCTCGTAATGTGTCAAATCAAGTTCCTCCTCTTTGCAACCTTGCGTTCCAGTTCGTTTACGAGTTTCCAAATGTTGTCCTGCTTGATGTTGCGGTCAACGGAAACCTTGTAGATGTTATCGGGAATGGTGTCACCCTCACGATATACGGTCATGAGAATGTCCACCTCGGAAGGGCGGAACCCCTTCAAAGCACTGTCGCAAGCGTTCCAGTTCTGCTTGTCAGCGTCAGAGCGGAACTTAGGGTGAGGGTGTCTTGCATAGAACCTCATGCAGTGCTGGACATATTCGGAGTAAAAAGTTCTCATTTGGCAGAGTCCTCCTTCTGAGCAACGGTTTTCTTGAGGACTTCTCCCTCAAAATACCATTTATCGTCAATGTTGATGGGATAGCCCGGAACATCGGACTTCTTCATTTTCCCGGTGTCAATGATGTGCTGTGCCGAAGCAACTGCCATCTGATTCTTCACCAAATCATTGCCAGTGCGAAGCAGGAAAGTGACCTGAACTGCTCCCCGTCAAGAGGACAGAGAAAAAATATATAATTTTTCCGGCCAGCAACCAACCGTTGCTGGCCGTATTTCATGCAGCAAGGCATAACTCGTGTTTCTCCATGGGAGTAAGCACACCTAAGTTGCGCTGTA